ACGGCAAGTCCCACTTTTACCGGCACAGTCACCATCCCCACTGTTGATATTAACGCAGGGGCTATTGATGGCACGGCTATAGGCGCTTCTTCAGCAGCCGCCGGTACTTTTACAAATCTGACCGCTAGTGGCACTGTCAACTTTAATGGCGCAACGATTAGCAATCTTGGAACTATTACGACTGCTAACCTAGATGGCGGCACAATAGATAACGTTGTAATCGGTGGCTCTACTGCTGCGGCAGGATCGTTTACAACCGTAGCGGCATCATCATCAATAACAGTCGGTGGTGCAGCAGTTCTTACAAGTGTGGCATTTTCTAACATAGATGCTGGCGCTATCACTACATCTAGCGAGACTTTTGCAGATAGCGATACACAAATACCGACTAATGCTGCTGTTAAAGATCACGTCGAAGCGGTAATACCCACGCTGTCTGTTACTGAGGCATCAGTTACAGCACATCAAGCCGCATTAGCCATTGCGGCAAGCCAGCTTAGTGATGTTACGTCTACAGCAACAGAGCTTAACCTTGTAGATGGTTCAACTGCTGATACGGTAGTAAACAGCAAGGCTGTTATTTACGGTTCAGCAGGGCAGATTACAGCCAATGAGCTAGATGTTGATAACATTCAAATAGATGCTAACGCTGTTAAATCTACCAATACCAACGGAAACATACAGTTGTTTCCAAACGGAACTGGATTTACAGAGTTATACGGTAATACTAATGCTGGTGCGATTCGATTTAACTGTGAATCAAATAGTCACGGTGTAACGCTCAAAGGCCCGCCTCACTCAGCGGCGGCTACTTATAGTCTAGAGCTTCCTAATTCAGATGGTTCTGCTGGACAGTTTCTTAAAACAGATGGTAGTGGAAAACTAGCATTTGCAAGCGTGTCTGCTAGCACATTTACTTTTTTACAAAAATACGAGCCGGGTGGTTCTACGGATATTATTGACATAGAAGCATTTGATACGAGTCAATACAGCGCCTATATGATTCTTATAGACAACCTAATTCATGCAAGCGGCGGTGGAGACTTCAGGATTTACTACAAGGTTGATGGCTCATACAGAACAGATAACAAATATAGCCGCAGGCTGATTAGAACCGATCAGGGGGGAACTGGTATAAGCAGTAGCGATAACAGCAGTTCTAGCCAAAACAAAATTGATTTAGGCAATGAAGCTGAGTTTACCGGACTAATGTACGTTTTCTTTACCCTATCAAGCAATCCAGTTCACGATAACACCTTGCTTACATTTGATATTAATTCTCAACAAGCAGGAGGTGGATCAAATACTTTCGCAGAAGGTTCAGCTACTTATTACAACAGTTCTTTAAGCTCCAACAGACTACAAGGATTAAGAATTGATGGTGCTAGTAATTTTACTGGGACTGTATCTTTGTACGGAATTGACAAGGGTTAAATTATGAGCCAGCTTAAATGTACGGCAGAAGGTCTTGTTAAAATTACTGACGAAGATCAAGCCTTTTTAAATGCAGTAAAAGCTCAGGATGAAACATGGGCTGCAGGGGCTAATGACAGACTTGCCGCAGAAGAAAGAAAAAAGCGTACTGCCCTGCTAGTTGAAACAGATCACTATGCGCTGGTGGATGTCACAATGTCTGACGCGATGAAAACGTACAGGCAGGCACTGCGCGATGTGCCGCAGCAGACAGACTTTCCTAGCAAAATCGACTGGCCCACAAAGCCGTGATATGTGAAAACAATCGTGTTGTATCTGGTGTTGAATACCTACACCTACACATGGGCTATTGGAAGCAGAACGAGGCTAGAACATTACAGAGTTTGCAAATACAAGGAGGTAGGTAGCGAATCAGATCAAACGTATACCTGGCATTTACCTTGGCCTAATTCATATTGCGATCCTTATGTGATTTACGAGGTTCCTGATGATTGACCCAATTACAGCAGCGGCGGCAGCTACGAAAGCGTATGCAGGGGTCAAAGCATTTATTGAGGCAGGTAAGTCTATCGAGGATACGTTTCAAGTAGTAGCTAGGTGGCAAGGCCATGCATCAGATGTTTTGTATGCAAACCAAAGGCAGCAAAAAAAACGCAACCCATTAAAAGAGGTGGTGTTTGCAAGCTCAGTAGAAGCAGAAGCGGCACAGATGTTTGCCGCAAAGAAAAGAATAGAAACTCAAAAAAGAGAGTTAATAACATTGTTGAAGTACGCATACGGCAATGAAGGTGTAACAGAGTACCGTAACTGCATGAAAGAGGTTCAGGCACAGAGGCAAAGAGAGGTTTACGCACAACAAGAAGCAAAGGACGCACTAGTTAAATCATTTTGGATTGCGGTTCTTGTAGGCATAGCTGGTTTCTTAATTACATTTATTGTTACGTCAGTATCGGGAAAATAAAGATGGAAGAACCAACAAAACAAGTAATAGATGTAATCAGCTTTGGCACTGTTATTGGCACTATATCTGCCATTCTTCCACCACTTTCTGCCCTATTTACCATTGTTTGGGTAGGTATTCGTATTTGGGAAACCGATACGGTTCAAGAACTGACAGGCCGAAAGCAGAAGCGTGATGATAAGGGCCGATTTGTGAAGGATGATAACTGATGGCTTTACAGTTTCTAGTTGGTCCAATCGCTAATCTTGCCAAGTCATGGATGGATAATAAGCATGAGCAATCTCAAGCCAGCCATAAAGCCAAAATGCAAGTCATCAGCAATACAGCCACTTGGGAAGAAAAGATGGCTGATGCCTCCGCTAATTCATGGAAGGATGAGTTTTGGACGGTTATTTTATCCATTCCTCTCTTATGTGTTGGTTACTCTATTGTCGTTGATGACCCCGATATTCTTGGCAGGGTTTCTGACGGTTTTGATGCTTTGGATACTTTGCCAGATTGGTATCAGTATCTACTATTTCTTGCAGTATCTGCGTCATTTGGAGTACGTGGTGCTAGTAAGCTGATGAAGCTGAGAGGCAAGTAATGGCAGAGTTATTTGCTACCGCTGAAAACGAAGAAAAAGCTAATGAGATTATTAAGCTTTATAACAAATATTTGGGTCGCGATCCCTTGCAAAGCGGGATAGATGGCTGGCTTGCGACAAACCAAAGCATTGAGCAAATTGAGCAGGGGATAGCAAACTCTAAAGAAGCTGCTGTATTTGAGATTTATAATGACACTATGGGCCGCGATCCGACAGCGGGAGAGCGGAATTATTTTGTAAATGTAAGCGCTGCACCTATTGAAATTATTGAAGGGCTTTTATCTGATACAGATGAAGCGCAAGCGTTTCAAACTCAACAGCAGCTAGATGAAGCAGATTTGTTAGCCGATACGATTGACGCTGACACAACGGCTGACGATATTACGATTGACACTGCACAAACTAATGACACAACGGTTGATAATGTAACCGTTGCCAGTGAAACAGAAACAGCATTCCCTACCGCTGATACCGGCAGATTTGGCGACATGATTGATGCTTCTGCAACCTTTGCTGACGCCAACAAATATCTCGGCGTCAATGAAGCGCAGTGGTCTGCATTTGTTAATGAAGTAAACGATATTAAAGCGCAGATGAATGCCTTTGATGACGTTTTTGGCACTGAAGCTCGCGTTTTCCAGGATCGAAGCACACCTGATGCTCTTTTAGACCGGCGCATTGCTGTATTGCTTAACCAAAATCCCAGCATGACTCCTGAAGAGGCAAGGGCAGAAGCCGAAAGCGACGAAACATATCAAAATTTAGCCGCTAAAATTGACCAATATAATAATTTAAATGAGCAGCTTAATCAGGCATACGAAAGCATTGGCTTAGGCCCAGCCGCTAGAATAGCAGGAAGCGGTATAACTGGTGAAGGTTATGTAATAGGTTTCAACTTAAATACGGGCGAAGTAACTTTTCGAGAAGTAGGCGGAGGCGATCTTTTTGGCGGTTTAATTTTAGCTGCCGCCGCGGCCATATTTGCTGGGCCATTAGCTGCTGCATTAGGCCCAGCAAGTGCTGGTGGTGCTGGCATATTTTCTTCTGCTGCTGCTGCAAAAGCGGCCTCTGGTGTGATTCTTAGCTCTGCATCTCAGTTGGCTGCTACTGGCGAGTTAGATATTGGTCAGGCGCTTGTTTCTGCGGCTATATCTTATGGCGGCACTCAGGTTGGTGATGCTATTAAAAACAGTGGCGTTATAGGAGACATTGCATCTCAGGTCGAATCTACAACTAACTCAGCGGTAGACTTTTTAAGCCAAGGAAATTCTATAGCTGAAGCCGCAATTAAAGCTGGTGGTATGAGTATGTTGTCTCAGCTTGTTACTACTGGTGAGGTTGATTTTGGGCAGGCAGCAACTGCTGCTTTGATTGCTGGTGGCTCTCAAGGAATTAGTGAGTTTGCTGCAGCGTCAGGAAAATCGACCGACCAAGTTCTTGAAGAGATTACAGTTGATGCAGAAAAGGTTGGCACAAAGGTTGGTGATAACGCTTACTTGCTAGAAACAGGTGACGTAATAAGTGTAGATAGCGATGGCAATACTTTAATTCTTGGCAAGATGTCAGATATTGATCTTGATGGTGATGGATTGCTGTCGTCTTCTGACTTGCAAGAAATTACTGTAAACCAACAACAAATTGATACTAATCAAAATGTTTATGGTGATGTTTCTTTAGCTCCTCCCGGAGCAACTACTACTCCTGACACTTTTACAAATGAGTGGGCTGACGAGCGATATGTTGGTCTGTCAGGTGATCAGATTGTTAACCAAATGCAAGCTGATGGATTTACTGATAGTCAGATTAACAACTACATGGAGCATTGGAATGCCACCAATGACCTTAACCTTCAAGAGTTAAATACTGCTAGTTACGGCGCGATTGATGTAAACATGGAAGATCCGTACACAATCGGCCAGACGGATGAGGGTGTTTACTACATTGCTAAAACAAATGATGTAACAGGAGAGGTTTCATTTAAAGCAATTAACGAGCAGCAATACAATGATCTTTATGACCGTATGTATGGAAGTGTTCAGGTGGGGGCTGGAGCTTTAGGAACAGGAGATTACAGTGGCGTTGAAAGCTATCTTCAAGATACTGGCCTAGCAAGTGGCGGCACTATAATTGATAGCGGGTTTGATGCAGATGGCAATCCTATAGGTTTTGCTGGGGGCCAAACAGTAAATGACTGGCTTGTTTTAGAGGCTGGCGTAGATCCTGCTGCAACAAAAGTTAATGTTGTATCTACAGTTGACCCTACAAAAACAGAGCAGGTTACAACAACTGACGCAGGCGGTAGTGCAGCCACTTCTCAACAAGCTGTAACTGCTCTTACAGAAAGTTTATCAAGCTCATCCTCTAGCGAATCTGCAGCATCAGCGGTTACAAATGCAGCAGCATCTGGTCTGTCAGCGGCTGAAATTGCAATGGCTGTTAACAGTGCATTGAGTGGCGGGGCAATTAGCTCTGAAACGGCTAGCGCAGCTTTAGCAGCATTAGAGGGCATAGCAGGCAAAGGTGATATAGCTGATACTGGCGTTTTAGATGCTTCTGGTGATCTTGCTACTGATACCGGCTTTAGTGGCACTACGGTTGCCGTATCTACTCAAGACTCCGGAATGTTAACTGGCAATAATGTTAACGTTGGCACAGGTGATGCTGGAACAAATGTTGGCGCAAGTAACGTGGGGACATCTGTTTCAGGCACTGCAACTGCACAGCAAACTGATGCAACAACTGATGCAACAAAAGCCGTTGATTGGATTTTGACAAACTTGCCTAACTACAACAACATGACAGAGGTAGAGATAAACCAAGCTCTACAAGGTGCTGGCCTTAATCCTGTTGATATAAACGGCGATGGCACTATTAGCTCTAAAACTGATGTTGTTACGACTGCGGATGGTGATCAAGCATCAACTGTGACTGTCACTGGCGGCAATGGTAATGACACTCTTGATGGCGGCAATGGAAACGACACCTTAAGTGGTGGTAACGGGAATGACACCCTTACCGGAGGCAATGGTAACGATACCCTGAAAGGCGGTAATGGTAACGACACCGTTACTGGAGATAATGGTAATGACACTATTTCTGGTGGTAATGGCAATGACACTGTTGTAGATGTTGTTAGCAATGGCGTTACTGGAGTTATTGTCGGAAATGGCAAAGGCCCCGGTGATGACCCCGGTGATGGCCCCGGTGATAATGGTGGTGATGGCCTAGGCGGAACCGGAATGCTAACGGCGTTAGCCGCACTGCCAACTATGGCTCAACAACCTTTTGAGCCTTTGACACAACGGTCTATCCGATTTGATGCTCCGCCTATTCAGCCAGTGCAAATAGCACCCCTAGACGCAAGAAAAGAACTAGATAATCAGTTGGCAAGATTATTGAATGACCCTCAAAGCCAGCGTAGACAGTCTTT